TACAGGAAGATCGCGTGGACACCAGCAAGTTCTTCGACCCTTACACACTGTCAAACAAAACAAACGAAATCGATGGATTCCTGAAAATACTATCCAGCGCAAGTGGACAAGCGAATCGAGAGTTAACCGCTTTGCAAAGCAAGCTGGAAACGGCAGAGGGGATAATGAATGTGAATAAAGGTTCCGCACCCGCATCCCAAGACAATAATGGTGATAATGGTAATGATGAACTGACACCGAAGCAGCAGCATGCAAACCAAATGCAAGATCAGTTTACACCTATCGGCAAAGGCATTGGCAGTTGGCTCAAGAAAGACTAACGCCCCAACAAGCCCGCTGCTCGCGGGCTTTTTCTTACCCACGAGAAAGGACGACCCCTTCCTAAAATCTGGCTAATCTTTAGGCACATATTAAATCGGTTAACTGGAGTACCGTTATGCCAAAGGTTATAACCTTCAATGATTTTGGCTCATCTACATCTGCCCCCAATTACGACTACTCAGCAGTCGATCCTAGAGACATTCTAAACGACCCCTTCTTCCGCCGTGACATTATGGATAATGCTCGCGCCCAAGGCATGAGCGATGCCACGTTCGAGGAAGCACTAGCTGAATGGTACAACGAACAATCTTATGCATATATGAACGAGATAGGCGCATTTGTCGGTGATGCTGGGTATCTCAGTGTGAAAGGCCTGCAAGGTGAAGCCAAAGACCGCATGGCTCGCTTAACGCAAGCTTACGAAAGAATGCCAAACGTCCTGACCACAGAAGCAAGAGCCGGTTCGATTTCAGACCATTTATCTGGAGCCGAGATCACCAAAACATTAGCTGGCGCTAATATACTTAACCCATCAAACGTAGTCGGTGGCGGTGCTGCCAAACAGGTGGCAAGAGGCTCCTTGCTTGCTGGCGAGAGCGCATTGAAAGCTGCTGGTAAAGCTGGCATGGCAGGTGCTAAGCATCAGTTTCTGGCAGGTGCAGGGTCAGAAGCAGCAATCGACACAGCCAATCAAAATCGTGATATGGACTTGGGCATACAAGACGATCACTCCATGCTGCAACTGGGTGCTTCGGTAGCTGTCGGCGCTGTCGGCAACTGGGGTATTTCTGCATTGCTAGGTGCGGCAACAACTCCTCTGGCCCGTTCAAAAATCCTTAAAGACAACAAAACCCTTTTGGATCGCGGTTTCTCGCAAGATGAAATTAATGTAGCCGCCAACACCAGTGGCGCTAATGGTATTGATGCTCTACTGAGTTTCAAAAATCATGAAGCTTACGTCAAGGCCGTTAATCCAGAACCCAAAGAAACAGAACTGACACCTTCTGTGGATGAATCCGAAGGCACTTCAACGCTGGGTCAGCGCGAACAGTTAGATATTGATATTGATATGATCAATAATGCTCGCAAGGCCATTAACTCTCGTATTGAGGACATCGACAACCCGCCTACTACCGCTGAACGCGCCGACCTAGATGGCGAGGCTCGCCTATTACAAGCGCTTGAAGATGACGCCTTAGACATTGGCCGCATTTACTCGGAAGCCGAAGGCATCTTAGGCCGCATCAAAGAAGGTGCCACGCCAGAAGAATCTAGCGCAGCTCGTAAGGCGGCTCAAAAGCTAATTGACGAGGCTCGCGTTAAGGCCAACGACTACAACATCCGATCAAAAATCTACGGTTCCGTCCAGCAAGGCGAAACTTATCTCGATGCTCTGGCTCGGTACAAAGAAGCAAAAGCCAAAGCCGAAGCCGCCCGCGCAAAACAAAAGGCCAAACAAGATCAGCAGGACGCTCAAGATCAAACAAGCAGCCAGACTGGAGAGCAAAATACTTCTGCTCAATCATCACAGGAACCACCTCTGACGACTCAGACCCAAGCCCAACCCAAGCAGGCCGAGGCGAAGACAGCCGAAGAACAGAAAATCATTGACGAAACGGCTGACGCTGAATCCAAGCAAGTACCTCCTGCTAGTGAAGAACATCCTACGGTTGCTACTGTTCGCCAGATCATCGAAGATGAAAGGGCCAAAGAACAAACTCCACAAGACTCGCAAGCTAAAGCGGATACGAAGCCAAAGAAGAAAACCAAAGCGGCAGAATTCTCTGATCGTGTTCGCGCCTTTGCAGCAGGTGCATTGGAGAACGGATCAGAGATCGACTTTGACAACCTGTCTCGCAAAGAAAAGAACGCCATCACCCGCAGTATCCTTGAGCTGCTAGAGCCAGACAATGCTGGTGAATGGGGCGCAGAAAAGCTGGGTGATAAGATTACTCGCATTGAACGCGCTATCGACAACATCGCTGCGAAGATCGAACAGCCTGACCCTATAGCAGATGCTACCGCAGCTAAAGTCGAAACAGCCACCACTCCGACTAAGACAGCCGAAGGCGAAGCTAAGACAGCCGAAGGCGAAGCAGCTAACCAAGCAGCCGAAGGCGAAGCAGCTCAAGGAGCGTCAGCTAACCAAGCAGCCGATGAGAAAGCAAAGATCACCGAAGCTGTCGACACAGTAGCTGCCGAGGAATTTGATGTTCCTGAAAACCTTGTTGAGTTTGCTAACTCGATTCCTGATGCTGACGTATCTCGCGCACTTGGCGACCTGTTCACCTCTATTGTTCAGACCGGCACCGAAGCTGTACTAGGCGACTTTAAAGTAATGCGCCGAGTAATCGTTTCGATGTTCGGGCGAAAAGATGGTAAAAAAATCTATCGCTTGTACAAGAAAATGTATGATGAAGCCAACGAGACTGATAGCAAGCCTGCCGTCAAGGAAATGGCTAGCGGATCAGACGAAGACTTTGCTCGTGACTTTATTAATGAGTATGTCCAAGCGCGAATGAAGCGGGTTAAGGGCGTCCTCAAAATCAACTACTCTGGCTATTGGTCAGACAAGCACCAGCGAGTAATCATCAACGAACATCTTGGGGATTGGCGCAAACGCTTCCAAGCAGATGCCCGCGAAATTTTACGCACTCAATACAATGTTCGTGGCGCTTCCCTAGAACATTGGGAAATGTTCTCCAACATCAAGAAGGACAAGAAAGCCTCTACCGCCTACATCAAGGCAGCCTTACGTGGCGAAACCAAATCTATTGAGCGTCCAATGGACGAAGCGGTTGTGCTTACGCAGGATATGGCCGTTGCAAAAGCTACCAACGAGCAAGTCCCTGTTGCGTTCTTAACCACTCGCTCCATCGGTTCACGCATGGTACTGGCAGACGGTTATCCAAAAGGCACATACAAGAATGGTCGCAGCTACATTCCTGCTGGCCAGATCGTGTATTACTCTCCTTACGACAAGAAGTTCTATCAGTCTGTAAAAGACCTCCTTCAATCTTCTGGCCGCGCTACCGAAAATCACCGTGATCAAATCGACATCACAAGCTACATTGATGTGTCGGACTTCCGTGATCGCAAAAAGATTCTGGGTACAGGCTTACACAAAATTCTGTCTGACTACTTGGTTGTCCACACACACAAAACCAAGAAGGATGCTGAGACTGGTGTACGCGAATCCGTACAGGTTAAGCCATACCAGAAACGTGGCAACATCGTTAACTTTCTTGTCTCTCGCTACCTGTTGGAGCAGGAAATAAGCAGTCGTGCTGCCGGAACATTCTTTGAACTGACACCGCCTGCAAAGACGGCAGACGCCACAACACCCAAACCTAAAGACCCGAAGCCAAAGGCCGAACTGCAAAAAGTCGAGGAGCCTACAATTCAAGATGGCTACCGCTTAGCTATTCTATCCCCTGACGGCCAAACTATCCGTGTCATCACCGATGCTCAGATCGACAACGGCCAAGGTCTGGCTCACATTCTAGGTAATTCTCCTGCCGAGAAATGGCAGGTTGGTACAGTTCCAGACAACGCACCGAAAGTGAACGCTGCTAACCGTGAAATGGTTGTCGGTCTATTTGAACCGTTAAGTGATCAGCCTCGCACCACTCTATTCAGCGACTTTGTTCCAAAGTTTGCCGATCTGCATAACTTTAATGCAAGGGACTACCTGTCAGCCAACGAGATTACCGAGATCACCAACTTGGCTGTTGATGCTGGTGCGCTCAATAAATTCGATATCAGAGGCTGGTCGCCAACCATTGCTGATGTTGTTCATTTATTAGATGCGACAGAAGTAAATCTGATAGTACCCGCCAAGCAAGCCGACTTTCCAAAACTAATTGAACAAGCAAAGTATATCAACGAGATTCGCGCTCGTTTAGTGCCAAACGGCGTTATGCGCGACAACCTGTCTCGCAAAAAAGCTGTAACCGCAGCTCGCTACATGCTGGCAGGCTATTCTCCGTCGATCCGGAACACCGCTAAAGATTTGCTAGAGGCGTTAGGCCAAGCGCAATACGATGCTATTGATAAAATCATCTCTGGCATCTCTGGCATGGCAGGCGCTTCGGCTCGTGAAGGCGCACCTATGTTTGCCCAACACACCAGAAAATCAAATGGGGCACACGGTTTTGGTACCGACGGTAGTTCAGTAATTAGTGTTGCCAGCAACCAGAACCTTATCCCACCCGTTGCAACCATGCTGCACGAAATTGGCCATTGGGCATACATCAATGTGATGACACCAAAGATGCGTATGGAATTTTGGAATGAAATCGAATCCATGCTTTATGTAAACGGTAAGCTGGATGACAGCCGAATTGGAGATATTGGCGGTTTCAACAAGGAGTCAATCGGCGCAGATCGCAGCGCTATGTTGCAGATGACCGCTGAAAATCTTGATAGCAACGAGCTATTTGCCAACATGTTCACGAAGTGGGCAATGAATAATCGCCATAGCGACATGTTTGAAGCAAACTCGTCTTATTGGGCGAAGGTTACGGTTTTCATCAAAGACCTTTTACATTCCCTCTCTGGCTACAACAAGGGCATATCACCTCAAACCGAGGCGCTATTCAACCGCTTGTATCCAGAAGGCACTGCCGTATCTCGCCAAGCCAAGAAGACCATTGCCGTTTACGATCCTGCCAACCTACCACCCCATCTAATCAAAACTGAGTCCACGGCGGCTGGTGTAGTCCGTACTCGCATTGCCGAGCTAAACGCGGTTTGGGAAAAGTTCAATGGTCACTTGTCTGTATCAGGCAGGCCGATCAACACATCCAGCGAAGACATCATCATGGATGCGCGAAACCTCTCCCGCACACTAAACTCTCTGGCTATGACGCGTAGCGAGTCTCGCATTCTTGCTAGCTACGGTTTAACCACTGACCCCGTTTTAGGCGAAGCAGGCAAAAACAAGACTGGTCAACTTAAAATCCTAAACCGCGAGAAAGGCCTGACTCGCAACATGCGTAAGCTTGCCAAGGATGTGAACGCCATCTATGTAAAATATCTATCCGGCGCGGCTGGTGAACTTGCTATACCAGAGGAAGCGTTTGACATAGTTGAGTTCGAGAATATCTTGGACGCTATCGAAGACGGCATTGAGTTAACTCCAAGCCAGCGAGACTTGTTAGACAATGCAGCGGCGATTGCTGGGGTGAAACCAGACGACATTCGTGGCATTGAAGCGTACATCGAAACCACAGGTGCCGAGATCGACTTTGACGAAGGTCTGGCACTTCAAGTGCATCAAGCTGATGCGATGGATGTGGTCGCTGCCGCCAAGGAAATCAGCGAGCTAATTGACGAGAACAAAGCGTTAATTGAGCGAGCCGCCGAAATCTTGGGCGACTCCTATTATCAGTCCACAGGTAATGCAATCCGATTACCTTCCGATAAAGTGATTCGCGAAGTTGATCTAGGTGGTAAGGCACCCATGTCGAAGAAGCGTAAGCAGATTATCATTGGTCAAAACGCACGTAAGAAGAAAGCCGCAAAAGCCACTGGCAAAGTTAAGAAGAAGTTCGCTTCCATGACCTCTCGTCAATTGGGTGATGCTTACAACCAAGCGTTGGATAGTGGCGACACTGAAATGATCAACGACTTACACGTTGAAGCGTACCGCCGAAGCGAAACAGACTCAATCTACTCGCTCTCTGGCCCTAATGTAATCCGCGATGGCGCAACTATGGAAGCCATCACTAAGGAAATGGCCTCCGTCACCACCGAAGATGGTATTAATATTGACGCGCCAATCGCTATTCGTGATGGCCAGAGGATGTTGACTCATCGTAACGCAGATGTTCAGGCAGATATGCGCAAGTTCTTCTATCGCATGTACAACCTGATCCACGCGAATACGCGAGATAAGTTGGATGATGTACCGCTGTTAAACGCCGCTCAGTTAGAGGAAGTTGTAGGTGGTAAAAAAGAATTCTACGCGGTAATGGTTGATGCATCTCAAAAATCTTTCAGTGGGTTACGCACCGATCTTCGTCGAGTAATCGTTGGTTTAAATACCGATAAAGGCACATCTCCTCAAATTTTGATGCACGAAATTGGCCACATCCTACGCCGTAGCTTGGGACAAGATGACATGGTGGCGATCCGCAAGGGATTCGAGCAAGCAAAAGCATCTGGCGATAAGGTGGCAGTTGATTTCGCAGAACGCCGTTACAGTGGCAGGCATGGCGAAAGCAAAGCCGAGGAATGGTTCGTTGAGTCTTGGGCAAACTACTTGGCGAATCGCGTATCCAAAGAAGACATAACTGGTTCACTTGATTATATCGAGGGTGACGGATTCGACTCACAGTCTATCCAGCTCAAGTCTACCATTGATCAACTGTTAGACAATTTATCCGAACGCGCGATGTATGTTTTGAATGGTATGATTGGCCGCAACGATGTGAAGCAAATGTTCCGCCGCTTAACTTTTGCTGGCGATCTATCACCTAAAACGCATGGCGTATTCAACAAGCTGCATGCTCGTTATATCAGTCCCGATGCACTCCATGAGTATGCCGCTAGCATTGTGCGAGATATGCCAGAAGACGGGGTTGAAAATCTTGTCAACTTCACCAGAGGCTCTATCACTGACTCAACCGATGGACGTGTTGGCACGATGTATTTCTCCACCAGCAGGCCAATGGTCGATTCAAAGCCCCATGCTGGCAATGGTCAGTCGCGCTTGTTTGGTGATGCAATTAGTTTGCATCGTGACGCAGATACCGCCAACACCCTGTTCAACGAATCTCAGGGCATGCCCAAGAACATGCGCAACAGTCTCGTAAACGCAGCTCGTCGAGCGGCAGTCCGCAGCGGCGCTGACGAAGGTGATTACGTGGAGAGCGCTCTAACTCAGTTCAACGGGCTGGAAAGGTATCGTGAAATCCTGTCCGAACTGATCAAGGAATCTTTCACCTTAGAAAACCACATGGCTTTTCAGGCTGGTGATTCGCTTGCGAAGGCTCGCGGCAGACTTTTAGAAATTAAACAATTGATAGATGAAATACGCCTTAGCGTCAAGATCGAAGAAGCCGACTTATATAATAAGTTTGACTTCACTGTTCCTGCTCACAATGCTGTGGTTGTTACCAACATCAAGCCATCTGAGGTAGTCGACCTGACTGATCGTGGCGACCTTAATTCGCAAATCAGCATGTTGATGAAGATTGTTAACGAAAGCGACATTGCTCCCATAACTGCTAGAAGTATAAACGAACGCTTAGGTAAAGCTGACTCAATCAACGCAGCGCTATCTAACATTGAACACAATTTTCCTAAAGGGCTGACCACACATCTGGCTGGTCTAGGATATAAGGCAGCCAAAGTTGGTCACACTAACAAAGAAGACAGGATCGTTAGCTTCGCTATCTTTGATAGCGCCAATTTAAAGCGTATTGACGATGAAGCTTTCACATCACCTAAAGAAAGCATCATGCCTGTCGAAACAGAAACCCTTCAAGCGCTCACTGGTGAAGTCATCAAGAGCATGGCTCATACACCAGAAACCAAGGTGACGCCTGCTGATATAGCAACGCTCGTGGCCACAATGTCTGAAACAAATGGCAATCCATCTGGCTACAATGACATCTTATCTAAGATCACGCGTGGCTATGTTGGCTCCGGCGATGAATCCAAGAACTTTGCCAAGAAGGTGCAAAAACTATTTAGCACTGGGCTGGCTGAGAACTCTGTTCAGATTCGACGCGCCGGTATGAGTTGGTTGGCAGACAAGATTAAGCCAGTTGATGGCGTTGGTTTCTACGAGAAACACGGCTCCAAAACTGGTCAAAAAATTCAGCCGGTTTTGTCCTTGCTGCACCGCATCAACAGTGGTGAGAAAGGTGTTGGTAAGCGTTACCTAGATCGTGTCAACCAATGGGGCTACAAACCAACCGCTAGCGAAGCGCGTGTATTGAAAGCCCTGCGCCGTCCAGATGGTAGTGCTGCTGAGAAACGCCTGCAAGGTGATGAGATTGCCTTGTACAAGCACTTGCGCGAACAGTTCCGCGCCGACCTTGCTACAATGCGCCAACAAGGCTTATTCGTTGGCGAGATAAAACACTACTTGCCGCAGGTTTGGGATGTCAACATGATCGGTAAGCACCGCGCCGAGTTTATACCTAAGTTGGCGGCGTACTTCCGAGCCGAAGCGCGTGAGCGTGGTGAAGACCTAGCCGAAGACCTAGCCGTAAAACGTGCTGAGCGAATGGTGAACCGCCTGACTGATGATGATGGCGTGTACATTCCATCCAACCCGCATAATCAAGTTGGCTCTAACACTGACCACCTCGATTTCTCGCGAATCATTCGCTTAGACGAACCATTTGCTAAGAAAAATCTGCAAGAACTGGAAGGCTACCTTGTAAACGACCTTGGCGCTCTGACGACCAAATACTTTAATGAGTCCACACGCCGCATCCAGCTCACAGATGACTATGGTGTCAACTCTCACGCATTCTACGACTACGCATCTGTTCACGAAGGCGGGCTAAAAGCTGCCGCTAAACTACTTTCCTCTGGCAAAGTATATCGGCGGACTATGCAGTCGTTTGATGGCGAAGTTATGTTCGAGTTGCAGCATCAGATGATGATGCCAATTGCGCGTGATGAAGTACACGGTCTCGACATTGCTAACACTGTTAATGACATTATCAAGAGCGAAGGCAAAGAGGCCGCCAAACAACATTTGTTAGGCCTCGCTATGAAATCTCAGCCAGCACTCATTAAGCGTGTTGATGCCATCGTCAATGCTCTAGCCGAAACTGGTGGTGAAACCGCTGCCAGCGTGACGGATTATAAACACGCGATGGCCACCTTTGATGCTGTGCGTGGCCGCTCTCCCTTCCGTGGCGGTGTTTACCATGAGGCAAGTCGCGTTGCTTCCAAGAACCTGCGTATGTTCAACTCGGTATCGTTGCTGTCCTACACAGTCATCACGTCCATGACTGACTTGGTGTTACCAGTGATTCGTAACGGCAACCTGACCACAGCCATCAAGGGCTTGGGCAAGCTGTCTGCTGATCCCGATTACCGCGATGCGATCCGCAACGTGGGTGCAGGCATGTCCTCAATTGCCCACCAAAAGATTGTATATATGACAGGCACCGAAGGCGATAAGCTATCTAACGCATTCTTTGCAGGTATCGGTCTCAACCAGTGGACGGAAGTGATGCGTGACTATGCTGCCGCCGCAGCTTACGAAACCCTGAAAGCCGAGCAGCGTGTTGCGATCCGCAGCGTCAAGGGGGATGGCACCAACCTGTCAATTCAGTCTGGCGAATACCGACGAGCTAAACGCTTCTTAGCAAGAGTTGGGTTAAGCCATCTCGCGGAGGGTGGCGCGGAGTCATTAGAAGGCAGCGCTGCGCTGAATAACCCGCAGGTTCGTGAAGCCCTGCACAAAATGGTTAACGAGTCTGTATTTGCACCTAACGCGAACGACATACCTCTTGTCTGGCAATCACCGCTTGGCGCTCTATTGTTTCAGTTCAAGTCGTTTCCCCTTATGATGGGCCGCCTCGCACGAATGGCACTATGGGATAACACCATCGGCGCGTACAAGAAGGGTGAGGCAATGAATTTTGCACCAGCCGCTTTCTTGCTACTTATGGCGCCAATGGTGGGTGATCAGGTATTAGGTCTTCGCGAAACCATCACCGCCAAAGGTGGTGAGGAAGGTGGTGAGTACAAGCGTCGAGAGCGCTCTGGCAACAAGTTCCTTGAAACACTTGGCCGCGATGAGAACAGCCCAGTCTTTGACGACAACGAGCTGGATGCTTTGGCAGGTCGCTACCTTGAAGGCTTGATGTTTGCTGGTGGCTTCGGCCTTCTGGCTGACTTGTTCCATCAGTCAGCCGAGCAGATCGACAATGGTGCTTACGGTTCTACTCGCATCGCCTCTACATTCTTAGGGCCAAGCTACGGCCTCACCTTCGGTACTGGCGTAAATATTGTGTCCGGCGCTCTCGACGACAATGACGAGTCAAATGCGAAAGAACGACAAGCGTGGCGAGAAATCATCTCCCGAATACCAGTGCTAGGTCAGAACCGTCAGCTCAAGGAATCGGGAGTTGATTGGCTGGGTGGCGAGGCTTCTCGCTAAAGAAGTTCAAGAAGTTCAGAATGGCGCGAGTTAAACCTTCGCCATTCTGTTTCACTCTCGCAGGAACCTCGTGTCTCGCAGCGAGAGCATTTGAACCCTCCCTGATCCTCGTCAGGTTCGCCAAACTTACATGTAGCCGCCGTCTTCGGGACGGTTGGCTCATCTTGAGTTTCCCAGCAAACTTCACGTTTAAAGCACATCTTGCATTGCCAATTTTCTTTACGATCAGAGATACGTTCACAAGAGCCAGACAGCACTTTGTTAACTCTGTCTTCGATGACATTCCAATAAACATCATCGAACTCAATGACCTCGGCATGATAGTGAGAATTGTCTTTGCAGATGGCCACCATCAGCGACTTCGTTAATTCAAACACCGCCATGTACATGTGCATTTGCGCGTTGTACATAGGATGACTTTTGGCAATACCATGATTTTTGAATTTCTGGAAACTGGCTTTGTTCATACTCTTTATCTCAAGAATCTGCCATTCGCCATCGACTTTGATTTTTCCGTCACAGTGTCCAGAGACATGGCCTCCGCAGTGGGAGAACTCAAATTGTCGATTTGTGTCAGGATCAACTTCTAGCACTTCGTAACCAGCCTTCTTTAAATCATCAACCACAACATCTTCCAAATAATGACCCATCGAAAAGATGCGCTTCAAATTTGGTGCCGCTGGCGTATTCGGAAATCCTCGCATATTGAACGCTTGGTACGCTAGACACTCGTTACCCACACTCGACGCTCCTATGTATTGCCTTGGCGTTTCCTCTGGCTCATTTAGATATGCGTCATCAATTGCTTTGCATATATCGTTCATAATTACCTCTAAAAAAAAGGGGCCGCAGCCCCCTTTATTATTCAATTAAACCAACGAACTAAAATGGGATATCATCTCCAAAGGTTTCACCAGCAGTAGGAGCCGCTTCGGAACCAGTGGCGTGAAAATAAGGTGCAACATTTCGAGGCTCGCCCCCGCCACGGCGAATCATACCGTTAGCGTCTGTCCAGTCATCACCGTCTACAACATGAACGCCAACATGCAGTCCGCGCATGGATGCAATATTCTGTGGCTTGTCAGGGGTAGGATGATTAGCCATTTCCAGCAGGTGCTTCAAACGCGCCCTGCCCATTTCGACAGTTTTTGGATTTGCGTTGGCTAGGTTGATACGATCTCTCACAGATTGACCTGTGTCACCAGTTAGCTCAATGACCAGCATTGAACCACCATTGCGAGTTTCTTTCATTTCTGCATCAGTGATAGTGCAAACATGATCGCCAGCTTCAAGCGAGCGGCGACCTTGTTCACCATTTACATCAGACAGGTTTAGCGTTGAAAAATTAAAGCTCATTATATATATCCTCAAATTAAGTTGATTTTTGTGTGTTGTGTGCCTTACTCATCTTTTTAAAAAGATCAGTAACATTGCCTGTTTCTTCGACTGCTTTTAATGATCTATATGGATCACGCGCCTTGCCGAAATATCCTCGCACATTGTCAGTGATTAAAAATCTACGGACAATGGCTTCGCCACCTTCGCCACTGCTAGTGGAACGAACACCGCACCAAACGTGGTCAAAGATAGCTGGAATATGTTTGCTCACCTTCGAGCCTTTCACTAACGGCTGGTATGTCACCGCGCCATTGTCGTCGGTCTCCTCTGCCAGCAAGCATGTGACTGTGACGTGGTATGGCAGATTGCGCAGCCATTTTAATGATGAAACCATCACGCGGGCGTAGTCGCCCCAGAGCTGAAATCCGTTTTTTGTACCTTCGTGTTCTTTCTCGATGTGAATCATCAGCAGATCGGACAACTCAGTCAGAGAGTCAATGAACAGACATTTGTACCCTGCATCAGCAAAGTCCTTCGTGCGCATCGCTTCCATTAATCCTTTAAATGAATAGCGAGCATTGTCTGGATCGCTTTTACCGTCCCAGCTAGTCACAGTGACAACATCAATCCCAGTGTCAGTTAAACTCTGCACTCCGCTCTCCATGTCAATCACCAGCACCTTACCAAAATATTCTTGAAGGTATTTTGCTTGGGTGGTTTTACCGTAGCCATGAAACGCGGCGATAAGTAGTTTGTGTTTGACAACCGATAAATCAGTTGTGCGTTTTGTTTTAAACATAAATTCTCCTCAATAAATCTTCAAAGGTGCTTGCTTGTATGTGATTGCATCACTGACCGCATCACGCTTTGCTTCATCTAACTCCTCAAACGCCTTGCGGCTAACAGTATATTTTTGCTGAATGAACTCAGGCACATCAGCCGAGCTGTAACGCGTGTCAATAATTTCTTTGATCTTCTTAGCGTCACAGGAAAATCGCGATTGTCCCTGAACAGAAATCGGAGCTTCGCGACCCGATGCATTCACTGTCATGATCTCACCATCTTTTAGTTGAACCATAGCACTCGCCTGTTCCAACAACATCTTTGCTCGACTACCGTATTCGGTGGCTACATCTTTAGCAGCTAGGTAGTCGACTAGCACATCTTCAAACTCTGAGCCTGTTGGCTCAGACGATGCACCCTTTGCAAGTTCTTCCCATTCCATTTTTTTTCTCCATTAAGTGTCTTTTCGAGTTGCTTTAGTTTGCCTTAAATAAAATAGTGTGTCAATATTGGGACACTTTTAAATATCGATTAATTTTTTTGAGGAGAAAGTATGAGTAACGGCATTAACTACGCCAGAGTTTTGGATGACTGCGTTGAGAGAGAAGTTTCAGTGAATGCGTTTTGTCAAAAGGTTGGCATATCCCGCTCATCGTTCTATCGTTTCCGCGCCCAACGGAAACTCAGTTCCAAAATGTTGGACAAACTAATCGACATGTATCACTTAGACATCTCGTATTATATTGAATTTGCACCTGACTTTTCTGATTCGGCGGAGGTATAGATGACAGACATGTTGGAGGCGGCGCTTGAATGTCTTGGGCAGGGCTGGTCAATCATACCTTGTTCACCGTCAACCAAGCGTCCATGCATAGACTCATGGAAAGAATTTCAAACTCGGCAGCCTACACACGAGGAAGTGGAGCGCTGGTTTATTTTGCGGCCAGATGCACATATAGCTTTAATCACCGGCGCCATTTCGGGCATAGTCGTCGTTGACTGCGATAATGAATCGAGCCAAAAATTCGCAGCGGCAAACGATTTATCATCACCTATTCGTGTTGAAACCAGACGCGGTGTTCACTACTATTTTAAGCACCCGATGGATGGTGTGCGTAGACCGCCGCGTGTTGGCTCAAATGCTGGACGCAATTGGTTTCACTGCGATGGGTTGGATTTTCGAGGCGATGGTTCTTACGTCATAATTCCACCATCCAAAAACTATGAGTTCCATATACCATATGGGCTAGACTTTTCAGATGACATGCCCTTGTGGGTTGACCCACTTTTTTCAGAGGCTCAGATTCCAGCCGCTACAGCCAGCGACTTTTCGTTTGCTGACCTTGATCTAACATACTCTGGCTCTCACACACCTGCACTCGCTCGCATCAAGGAAAAGGCAGACTCCTACGGCGGTAAAATTCCAACAGGCGGCACTGGCCGTCACGATCTCGTGTTCAATTTTTTGAGTGAGGCCTGCCTGCAATTTGGCTTGGGTGTGGAGCTTGAGAATGCGGCCCGCGAAATGATGGACGAGTATTTCTCTGAGCCATTAGACGAAGCGCGATTCAGAACCAACATGATCTCAGTGCGGGAGCTTGAAAAGAAAAACCACCCAGAGCGTTTTGATTCCTCTGGCAACTACATCGCTCACCGCACATCGGCAGTGGAGCCGATCCATTTGGCTGAACCATTGGCGCCCGATGAGGCGAAGTTGTACGAGCCAATTACTGAGCAAGATGCTGACGCGCTCATAGATGAGGCTAGCAGTCACGAGTATCTCATTGACCCTTGGTTAAGGAAAGAATCGATCACTCAAGTCTACGGCTATTCTGGCCACGGCAAATCGATGTTCTTAACACACATGATGTATCATCTCGCAACCGGCACAAACATGGGCTGCTTTGAAGTGAAGAAACCGGCGCGTGTTCTCTATCTGGATTTTGAAAACGGCAAGGCGACATTGGGCAACATGCTCAAGATGTTTGCTGATTCGTTTGGTTCGAGCCATAAAAATTATAATTTATGGACGCCATTTATAGGTCGCCAAGAAAATATCGATATGAAATCGGAAGAAGGTATTCTGGAATTTACAAAATGGTTAATCAATGTCAAACCGGAAGTGGTTGTCATTGACACTATTCGCAGTGCGTTCTCCGGCTTGTCTGAAAACTCTGCCGAAGAATGGTCGCGTATAAACAAACTTGCCCTTGCAATTCGTAACAAGGGTATGGCTATCGTCATGCTTCACCACTCAAACAAACCGTCTGATGGTGGCCTTGGGCGTGAGGCTGGTAGCACGAATCAATTGACTGTTCTTGAAACTCAAATCCGTGTGACTCAAGTTTTCAATGACGCCGAGACCGCGACAAACAACGCAGGTATATACGCTGGCGACATTGAGAGCCAACCCTACCGGATGATTGAGTCATCCATGAACAGCAAAGACGCCAACCTAGACGTACTTCTTGAAGTGCGTTATGGCAAGGTGCGCGAGTGGACTGATAACCATGCGCGGGTGCAGTACATCGGGTTCGGTACAGGCCGCACAGATGATAAGCGTTTTGTCATGACATCGCGCTCGCCAAAACAGCGTGTGTTGTCGATGTACGATCCATCTCGCGGGCATGATGAGCTGTACATTTCAAAGGTGCTGCACGTTCCTGTCAAGACAATTCGTAATTGGCTCGAAACCAACTAACCTTCCCTTAATCGTCTGCCTCATTTTTGGGGCAGACGACCCACCCTTCCCTCACGTTCATAATTAGCATTCCGATCAACTAAAAACGGATTACTTATGAATGAGTCAAACCTATTCGCAATGGCGAGAACTCAGGTGGGTGTCGCGGCTGATGAATGTCTGCACCGTGAACACAAGCTTAGAATTAAAAGTATGTACACTCTGCTGTCAGCACCGTATTCGTCAAGCCGCGACTTAGAGGAAATCTGCAACACGCTAGCTTGTACGCATAAAGCAACGCACGACCCGATAGTAAAAATACATCTGGCCAAAGCAATCGACTTGATTGACGAGATCAATTTGCATCAATAAGCAAAAAAAAAGCCCAGTGAGAATGGGCTAAATTATTTGGAGGAGCAATGAATGGCAAGATTTATTATGTAATACAGTATACTATCAAAGACACTTCATCACAACTTCATCACAACGACAGGACACTTATGACTAAGCGCAGAAAAGAAAAAATGAATCGCGATAGCCAAGAAATACGCTTGAGAGCTGTTGAAAAATATCACGATGATCGACAACGACCACCGCTTATTGCCAAAAACAAAAACCAGAAGGCGCATCTCAAAGCGCTTAACTGCCACGCCACACCCGTACTCCTAGCCACTGGTTGCGCCGGTACTGGCAAGACATTTCTATCTGTGACTCATGCGGCTGATGCGTATCTCAAGGGCGAGGTTTCGCACATCATCCTGTCTAGGGCGAACGTGCCTACAGGACGCTCTCTGGGCGCGATGAAAGGCGACAAAGACGAGAAGATGTCCCATTGGCTTGCTCCTATGATCGACGTGCTACGCCAACGTATGGGCGCTGCACGATACGACATTGCTTTGGCCAGAGGAGACATTGAATTCCAGCCCATTGAAACCATACGTGGTCGATCATTTGGTGGTGATGAAGGCGGCGCTTATGTACTCGTAGATGAGGCGCAGCAGCTAGAGGTTGACGAGATCAAAGCAGTGACGACTCGAATTGGCGAAAACTGTAAACTCATCCTCATGGGTGATTTAGCTCAGTCAGACATCAAATTGAAATCAGGACTTGGTACTCTCGTATCTCTGATCGACAAGTACGACCTGCCTATCACAATCATCGACTACAAGCTCGATGATATTTGTCGCTCGGAAACGTGCCGAATGTTTGTTGAGATGTTTTACTTGGAGGGAATATAAATGGAATATTTAGGATCGTTATTTGACGCCTTCGCATTTCTCATTTTGGCCGTCACCGCTGGCGGCGTAGTCATGCTGTTGCTAGCACTCATCGGCGTGTACCCAATTCGGATTACCAATCGCTACTTTATATTTACGCAGGACAAAAAAGAAGAAGTGCTACACCACTTCAAAATCGAGATTGGCGAAAATTCTGACAGTGATGACGCACCCGATTGGCGTGACTAGAACTTATTGGGGTCGGGGTGAATCTGAACCATCCCAGCCCCATCGTCACGGTCTAAGTGCAACTCGCTAATCGTGATCGGCCCAAATGCTTCCTTAATTTTCAGCAGCAAATCTTTGAACTCAGGGTTATATTCAAACATCTCATCGAGGGGAAATTTTACAGACATAGCCTTCGGCAAACATAAGAAGTAAAAGCAGAACACCGCTTGTCGCTGCGTTGCGTAGCCCCAGCGGAGCATAAGCAGCTATGCAAATGACCGTTAGGAGAACCGAAACGAAGTTTCGCAGTCTCCGCCTTTATATTAAAAGAAATGATTAAAAGATGTTTTTGAGGGTAGCATATTTTTTCTATTTCCGCAACTCTAAAACTAACTAAGACAACTCAGTTTCCGCTATTCCCGCAGTACACAACTCTAAAGTATCCTAATAGTGTATTCAAACTCTTTCAATAGAGAGGTAGAGCCTTTGCCGAAATGCGTGAGATTTAGTGCCGCTCAAATAAAATGGATTGAGGATAACATAAACGAAATGACGCTGACAGCAATGGCAGCGGAACTCGGCGTGTGCGTTGATACGTTCAAGCGCAAGCTTGTTCGATTAGGTATTCGTGAATTTGATGGCGCCAAGTTTGAGCCTCCTCGAAATCATCATGCAGCATTTTGGTATCGCCCATGCATGCGCTGCAAAACAACTAAGCGCCGACCCAAGTATCAATACATTTGTGATCGCTGCAAGCAGACTGAGTACGACTACTTATGAGTTTACTTGAAGGCCAGCAGGATCGAGATGCCGAGCAGTACATCATCACTGAGATCACAAAGCGTATTCCTAATTCGCAATACAGAAAGTTGAAGTTGAACTACATCGTTGACTACGCAGTTTACCAAGGCAGCAAAATGTACGCATGGGTTGAATGCCGCCGCAGACACATCAACTCAACAGACTACCCAGACATCATACTCTCTCTGGCTAAGTGGAATCACGGTAAGCGCCTGCACGAACTAACTAATAAGCCGTTCATTTTTGCCGTTCAATTCAACGATGGAATCAAAGTCGCAAATCTTTCCTCTGGCTCTTATGAAGTATCGCTTGCGGGGAATAAGGGAAGGCATCGAAGTGCTGACATAGAGCCATGCATATCGATACCAGTGAGTGAGTTTAAATCACTTTGAGTGTGAGGCCCAGCCCTTGAGGGGCGGCCTCACTGACCGCTAACGAACGCTCAGCCGCGTCCGTTGCTCGACTTATTTTTTCGGCTACAGAACGCTCGCCCGCGTTCTTTCACCTACGATCAACTGGAGATTCCATCCATGAGAACAGAATGCAATGATTCGGATATGGTTTTGATTCTAGCTTTTCGCCAATCACTAGTGCAGCAACGCGAAGGCGACCTGCCGTCATTCATAATTCTTTTTCTAAGACGGAACTGGCGTCGAACCGCTATCGAAGCCAGACGCACCATCCAAAAAGAAATTGAGGCGGCGATTAAGCGCCGTCGAATCTCACATAAAGATATACAGAAATGGCAGCCTATTCTCGACTTGCCGCTCTACTTGCCAGATGAGTATCACCTGAAAATATAAGGGAGAATTCTATGACAAAACCAAACTGGGACATGGCTCCACCGTGGGCCAACTATGTTGCACAAAACGAGGACGGACGTTGGTACTGGTACCAGATCAAACCAGCACCAGTTCATGAAGCTCGCGCGTGGGGTACGATAGGTCGTCGTGAAACCGTGTGGCCGACAACCGTTACAAATTGGCTTGAAACTGTAGCGCCGCGTCCTACGCTAGTAGACCCAAACGATACAAAATAGGACTACCCTTCGCAGTCTCCGCGCTAACATAGGTACACATCCAGCAAACAAGGGACAGCGCAATGAAGGGAATGAAGGCTAAGGGCGATAAATATGAAAGAGACATCGCTGAATATCTCAACACCCACGTTTTTAAATCTCAGCAATGCCACCGCGCCCCCCTGTCAGGGGGTGGTTTCATTTTGTCTCATGGCGGTGCAGACCTCACCGGCACTCATGAAATTTTTGTCGAAGCCAAGCGAACAGAACGACTCAACATTCGCTCAGCTCTGGCTCAAGCAGAAAAAAACCTTGCGACAACTGGCGAGACAGACATGCCTACCGTCATTACTCGACGCAACCGTGAGCCGCTTGAAGACTCTCTGGTGACGATGCGACTGAAAGACTGGACGGAATTGTATTCCGCACTTATGCGCGAACAGGGGTACATTCAATGAGCCTGACTAAATGTCCGACCTGCAAAAACTTTGCTCAGTGCAAACAACATGGCTGTCGCACACGACAAAATTTTGCGCCAAAACCTGCGCGAAAACTCAAGAACCAAATGAAAGGCCCAAAAAAAAGGGGCCGCTAAATACGACCCCTTTACGCTTGAATATGATTAACATATTAATTATCTTGACTATGAGTTATACTACTCATCACCACTATCCGCAAGGATGTGGTGGCTTTGCAGTTTCTTTGACGCATTGCCGTAGATGGTGCTAGCGGAACATTCCATCCACTCTCGGAGGGCGACTAGCCCATCTACAACTTCCTCATCACCAAATTGCAACGCACATCTTTCGATCACAATGTACGCATCGATTGCCTTTTCTAGTTCAAGGCACTTACTTTGACTATCATCCAATTTATAATTCCCTTATATGCAATCCTTTAAATTGACTAACTGAAATTGACTAACTATCACTTTCAACTTTCAGTATGTCACTCCTTAAATCTAAATACAATTCGAAAATAACACTTATTTAAACACCTCCCCAACTCGCCACGACCATAATTGCATAGTGACAACTCTTTATGATAACCTAAAGACACTTAATACAAACCTTTGGACACAAATGAACATTCACGAAGACACCTTACTGCAAAAATTCAACGGTAAATCAATCATCCCTCTGGCCTCATGCTTAGAATTTTTGGGTTTGACTAGCCTTCCCGCAGCAAACCGACTTGCGGCGCAAGAGAAGCTACCCATACCCACATTCAAGTCTCGCCAAGATGCTCGCGCACCGCGCCTTGTGTCTGTCGTACACCTTGCAGCATATCTGCAAGAACAACAGGACGCGGCTGCTAGGCAGTGGCAGGAAGTGAATGTGGGTAAAAGGTTTCCAGCCTCTCGCGCCAATTAAATTCATTCCATTTGTCAACGATACCTACATCGGAAAGGTGTGTGTATCGTTGCAGGGTCTCCCATCGCTTATGCAGCGACACGAGGCTCACTTTCTCAACTCCTAGACCTAGTTCAAACAGACGACTTATGCCCTCGTGACGCAGGTCATGGCCTCTCAGATCAGGCGCACCAACAACGTACCTAGCTCTATCAAAACTGGTTTGAATTGTTCGCGTTTTAAATGGAAAAATAAATTCATGTGATCGAGGCATACGCTCAATGATTTCGATTGCCTCATCAGGCAGTACAGACCACTCGTTCACTACCCTGCGGCGCGGGTCTTTCAAATTCCTGACAAGAATCCTCTTTCTCTCCGGCTCGTAATCGTCCCAGCGCAACGTAACTATTTCTGAAATGCGCCGAGTGCTCATAATCTCGAACATCAAAATTGTCTTCATCGGTACAATACGCAGCCCTCTTGATTTCGTTGCATCCCAAAAATCGAACATGGCCGCAATCTCTCTGACCAATGGTCGACGATTAATCCGCTTGCCCTCGCTAATCAACCCGCTGTCAGTCGCTGTATAAGCGATGTCAGAAAACGAACTATCATCTAACACCTCCATCGACCAAGCCGTTCGAGCGTATCGCATGAACGTGCGAAAGTAGGAAAAATATTTCTTAGTTGTTGATGGCTCGCGCTGCTCATCAATAGTCATTCGCTGCAAAAAAGAAAAGACAGTTGCGTTATCCACATCAGACATTGGAATGCTGCCAATGTCGCGTCTACCAAGGCGCCTCAACAAATATTTCTTATCGGCAGAGATACGATCCATCGCTTCAAGCTCCGCAATATATTTATCGATGCTCGCTGACACGGACGCAGCCTCACGCCTCGCACCCAGCCACGGCTTCTCCTCTCTGGCCACAAGCTCACGATTCTCAGCCCACGCGTAGGCCTTGCCCCTGCTGTCGAATATTTTTGTCTTCTCAAAGACGATGCGTCCTCCCAATCGAATTCTTGCTACGCCCGTATACTTTTTACCTACAACTTTAACAGTCGCCATTTCATCCTCCCTCACCCATAGCATAAGGTGGACTACTCCAAAGCTTTGAAACCCTTACAGGCTCTGCCTTTCAGCGCCACACCAAACTAAAAAGGTGTTTAAAAAAATAACAGTTAATTACTGTGTGGTGTTGAACTCCACCTCACTCAGTCTCAAGATGTATTTAGGAATACCTAAAAGATATCTTATACACATCGTAACAAAACTTAGCAGAACCCTCAACAACTTTCTCATGCCATAAAAAAAATCCCGAAATCCACTGTACATAAGGGCTTCAGGATTTTTTACAAAAACTGCTAGGTATTTATAGGTATGTCATAGTATCGTATGGGTCATACCCAACACTTAAAATATTTAACAGTATTTTCAAGCACTTACAGCGACAATGTAACAGGATTCCACACTGAAATCCACCCCTAAAAAAGCAGCTCAACGACCTCTCGCAACCTGCCCTTATCGGCTTTCGCGTATCGCTCCGTTGTTCTCACCTCAGAGTGGCCGAGCAATCTTGCTACCTCCAGCAACGAGGCACCGCCATTCACCAGTAGACTGGCATAGCTATGTCGAGCATCATGTACCCGCCACATCTTCGTGCCAACCTGTTCACACGCTGTCCTCAAGACATGACGTAACCAACCTGTTGTCGGTGACAACGAACCAAAGTCTCCGCGCAATCGAACCCACCCTTTTCTGGCTCTTGCGTTCATAGGTATCACGCGCTTTAATTCAGCACCTCGGTAGCCTTTATGGTTACAAACTGTCAGCTCACCTTTGTACTCATCACTGTCAACCAGCCCGCGCATTTCTGAATAGCGCAGCCCTGTGGCAAAGAGAAACTCCATCACGAGCGCCGCCATTTCATTTATCGCTGACATATGTTCCAACAGCAACTCGCGTTCGTCTGCATTAATGAAGTCGTCGACTCGCCCATCTCTGTACTCACATTCAAATTTCATAAAAGGTACATACGAGCGCTTGGCCGCGTAGTTCCAAACCGAAATAATTGTACTCATGTAGCGCTTCTTTGTTCCGTCTGCGCGATTCCACAACTCCTCGTCTAATTTTTCAGACACAGAAAATGTTTCAAACTCAGACAACAAGTCAGCGCCAAAAAGTTCATCGACTAATCTTAGCTGGCTGTCAGCTTTACTCGTCAACTCTTTCCTCGCTCTTGATTTGCCGTTCCTATAAATAGTTACCAGCTCATTAAATCGAGTTGGTTTATTTGTTAATCGAGTCTCCTCATCAATGATAAATTTGGCAAGCTCGACTTGGGCTTCAATCAATTCCGTCTTCTTCGTCGATTTTCTAACTCGTTTACCCGCAATGCGGCCTTCAATATAATAATATTTTCCGATCTGTCGTAACGCTAACATATCGTTCCCTCCTTTAAAAAAAAAGGATGCTTTCGCATCCTTATTTTTTGTCACTGTCTCGAACCATACATGGAATAAAACTCATCAGGCTCTTGGCGATCACGCCACCAGTTTTTTGGCAAGCCGTTTGAAAGACGGCTGTACTCATCTTCTGGAATGTCCTTCATCAGCCTGTTTGCCAGCATGGCAATCTCGGCACGTTTTCTCAACTCCAGCTTCTGCATCAATGCCCGTACATACATTTTTGACGCATTGTCTTTCACTCCAATGACCTCAGAAATCTTGCTATTCCCTTGGTGGGCCATCAACATTTGTAATGTTGCATGCTGTTTGAGCGTCATGGTTCCCAACACATTTTTAAACCAAGCAAGACAATGGCTCGCTTGGCTTGCGGCTTGCCCTCCTCTGTCATCAGTATTCAGACTTTCAGTCAGCATCGTAGTCAATCGCTCAATCGCTGCATCAGTTTGCGCCTTATGCACTTTCAACTGCGTTTCGAGTGTCGTGATGCGTAGGCGCAGCTCATCACTTTCTTCATTCATTTTAATCTCCTCTCATCTTAAATAGCACTATTAAAATAGTGTCTTATTTTTGGGACACTTTACACCTCCTTGGCGTAACTTTCAACAACTCTTTTTTTTTATACTTAGACTTAGCTCAGAATATCCTTGGCGTAGTCCGCCAAATCTTTGAACTTTTCAAAAGATTTAACTACCTTCACTCTGCTTATATCAAATCCCAAGACCGAATTTGTCAGGCTGCTGGGCGTCACGACAGCATAACGTGGGCCACCATCGTATGCCCATGCGGCAACCCCAACCACAAACAAATCATAGCCAGCTACTACATCTTCTGCTTTGCACCAAGCGCCGCCAAGCTGGGCAAAACCTTTCTCGTGCGCATTAAACTCAACAACTCTGCGAATCCAGTACGGCTTCTTCCCCTTGGCTCTCGCCTTCTTACGAGGCGCCAGCGTGATACTACCCTCTCCAAAGTTATGCCAAATTTTACTCGCCAGCTCTTTCTGACTCGCCTTGTCCATGCCATTGAACATAGTTTCAATTACTTTATAAATCATAAAAATTTCTCCCTTCATTCTCTTTTATTCGAGCATCAACCTCTTTACACACTCGTACAATTTCGTCCTTCGACGCCCTTCTAACGCCTTCCTCTCTCACTCGTCTGGCTACCTCCATCCAAAATGGCTTGTACCAACCTCGCCACGGATACCAGCCATGCCATTGAGAATCCATCACCAACTTTTCAACCAGCTTTCTTTTTCTCATGACTATCACCCATCGCAGTCTCTAACACACGCATACTCACCTTCGGCAAGTCGCTCTCATCTTTCACGACAACATAGTTCTCGTAAAAGGATTTCACCGCCTCTGTCATAAGGCCTATGGCCGAGATCACGCCCCCTTCTTTTGTGATCGTATCCACTGCCATCTTTGTCGCGGCAAAGAGTGTGCGATGTGTGCCTGCCATGTGCGCCCACGCTGTCTCAGGCAAACCGTCACTGATGACGATCATCACATGTTTACTCTCAGCCCTTCTTTTCAGTATTGCCCATTCTTTAAGCAGACTTTCTGGATCACAGTTATGACTACCCAGCGTTCTCCATCCCATAGCCCCGATACGGGGCTTCACCTTTGCATACCCCTCGTCAAAATTCTTATACACAATGTGAAAAATTGGTGATGAATCAGTGATACTGTCTTTCATTTCCTCAATAAATTTTTGCTGGCGTGGATTCAAACCCCACTCCTCAGCATGGCGTGGCCAGTTAATTGGATGGCCAGAGCTGTCGAAGCCAACGATGCGAAACGGCACATCAACTTTACTCAGCACCTCAGCTAGACAAATACTCGTCTGTCTGGCTCGATTGATTTTTCTCCCGCCCATGCTACCACTGTGATCAATCAGCAGAGTCACCGCAGTATCCAGCGTCTTGTCCTCTGTTCGCAGCGAGAACACATCCTCATGTCCCTGATAAGCATGAACACAACGGCGAGAATCAAATCTCCCTTGTCTTGAGCCTCCCTCCCATCGCAGATCACGCAACGCCAATAAGTGATTCTCAATGTCGCGCTTCACTTTAGCGATACTCCCTTTCAATTTGCTTCTAGTCCGCTCGTATTCGTCAATGTCCCCATCCAGCAGGGCTTCTAATCGCTTGGTCAGGTTATCATTGAATGCGTGAAATCCTTTTTGAGCCTTCTTTGCCGAAGCTTTTGTTGACTTAACCGTCAATTCAAAGTCCCAATCATTCCGCAAGCGCCTCCATAGTGGGCGCTCCTTGCTACCAGTTAGCATCGACTCCATTATTTTTTGCGGGTCACGACTAAAATCTACTGGTGTTTCGCTGCCTTCTCCCTTGCCTTTTCCCTCGCCCTTTCCACTAGAAGCCTCCTCGCTGCTCTCACCCTCCGCTTGGCTCTCGCCTTCTTCATCCTGAGTAGTCGCGCCATCTTGCTGGGCTTCACCAAGAAAAACTTCGCCGCTAGTTTCATTATTCTGCTCTCCCATTCCTGTTCCTTCCTGCCCTTCTACCTGCCCTTCTACCTGCTCAGTATTTTCACCTGTCTCATCAGGCTCATCAGACTCATCAGACTCATCAGACTCATCAGGCTCATCAGGCTCAGCCAGCTCGACATCAGCCAGCTCTATCGCTAACTCATGTACCTCGCTAGTGCTCTCGCACTCCAACAAACGCGCCACATATCCCTTAGCCTGCTCGACAATTTCTTGGGGCATCACTTCCAAGAATCGTTCAGCACCTTCTGCGCCAATGCCACATTGACGATGATGCTCATTGAACACAGCGGCATATAACCCATTGCGACCAATCTCGTTTCCTGCGTTGATCTGTTTAATCGCGTCAGCACCCAATCGATCATTGAGTGTTGCCAAATTATCCTTAGCGCCTTTGTATTCCTCGCTAATTTTTCTTTCGATTCGAGCGTCCTCCAAAAAATTCAGACACTGCCTCTCGTTGCTCGTCTTGCAGCGGCCCATCACATTTATATCGGTGTGCTTAATGTGGCCTGCCTCATGATCCAAATAGCCGCGAGCAACTGCTTTATCCTCCGCACTGAATTCTTGATACTCATCTACGCTAGGCAGCGTTATCGTTTGGCCATCGGTATGCGCTGTATTACCAGCGAATTGAACTCGAACCTCTGCCTTATCTCCAAATACAGAGGCTGTCTTCACAGCCTCCGTCATCAATTGTCTACCCTTCATGATTATTCTCCTGCCTCTGCTTCATTAATTTTTTAATCAAATACTCAGGACGATCTATCTCCACGCTAGCTG